TGAAAATTGCATAATACATCTAGATGCATTATCTGTTTGGTTTTCTATTAGATCCTGAAATTGGCTGTACAATTTGTACATATACTCAAATTTATAACTAGCAGAAGATAGCATAATTAATTTATTATTTGGCCACACATATCTTTCTTCCTCCTTCATTTTTCCTTGGTCGATAAGCTTGGTTTCTAGGTTATATAAATCTTCTCTTTGAGTAGGGTTTTCTACAACAGAAAGAAATGGCACAATAACTTCGTTATAAATTCTTTCAGGCATTAGCAAAAACTCATCGATAATAATTCTATGAAATCTAAAACCACGAAGCTTGGACCCATCACCTAAAGGTAGGGCTCTTATGCGACTCCTACCTATCTCCATGAGCCATTCATCATTACTTTTTGATTTTTTAGTGATACAATCAGCTAACATTCTAGCCTCAGGTTTACCTGCGATATCTTCTATCTTTTTAAAAATTTGCTTTGATTGCCTGAATGATGCCGCAAGAATACCTATCTCAACTCCTTGATTAAGTATAGCATCAAGAAAAGCATATATTCCAGTTGTAAAAGATTTTGACATACCACGGGACCATACTCCCATAAAGTAGTCAGTTTCAAACATAGCCTTAATAGCCATGTGTTGAAAGGGAAATAAGTCTACCCCAGCAACCAGATTCGTAGTGAATGTTGTATTTTCTCTTAAGAATTTATAAAGATTCTCTTTGGCTTCATCCTCCTCGAGAAAACCTTCTACATTCAAAATATCTTCATTTATATTCTCTTTTTTTCTTCTGTTTTGATTACCCTTAATCCAAGCCATTTTATACTTTCCCTTTGTCTATATAATATTGTAAGTCAACATCCCACAAGCTCTTCCCTAATGTTAAGATTTTAGGTATTATAGATTGTGAATTAGCTCTATTGCCAGTGAATACAAATTGACAATAACCTTTATATTCATGAGTTAATACTCTCATATTATGATATATAAATTTTAAATTTGATTTATGGGGCCCAAACATATTATTTTTATAAATTTTATTTAAATCACTCTCTACAACAACAAATAAATAAGATTCAAATTGTTTTACTCTATCTAGTTCGCGCTTAAACCTTTCAAATCCTCCAGACAATGTACCTTTAAAGTCTTGCTCTGCTTTCCTGTCTACATATGTATAATTATAATCTTCTCCAGCGACAGTATAATCGCCGAAGTCTAATTTTAAATCTTGTGACGAATTAAATACTAGAGGCTTCTGTTCCCTAGTATCTATCATAATTTCTAAATCCTCAAACTCTTCATCATCATTAAAAAATCTAGAAGTTATAGGTTTTGAAAATAAAGGTTTAACCCCCGCCTTACTGCAAGCTTTCGAGTAAGACCCAAAGATGTTTTTATATGTATCTATATCAGGCAATTGAGCTATCTTAAGCTCTAAATGATTAGGGGCGTATTTAAGTTTTTTATTCTCAATTCTGTCTTTTAGTTTTTTAATTATATACTCTCCAACCTTATCTTCAGATTCGCTTGCGCACCATTTTAACATTTGCCTGCGGGTCGTAAAGTCGTGATTGAAGTAATCTTCTTTATTCTTGAATGGTAAAGGTTCTCCAGTTAGTAAGTTATTTCTCGGGTAGTACGTTGTATAATATGTAGCCAGATCTATCTTATGTTTTTTTAGGTGAATATGCAAACCTTTTTCGGTTTCATACTCTTCTCCGCATACTTTACATTTAAATGACATCGCCTTTAGATATACCTAATATTCGAGACTTCCACTCATTCATCGACTCAAGATGATCTGCCTCTTCTTTTATCGCCTTCTTCTGCATATCTGCCATCTTTACCATGAGCTTCCTCTCTTCTTCGTTTTGAAAGCTTTCAACTAAAGATAGGATTGAGGCATTTTTGTCTTGCCTTTGTGAAATACGCTTTGCTCTATCTCCAGCAAGTCTTTGAATTAATGACTCTTGTCTTTTTTCGCATTGATTATATTCCTCGCTTTTTGTTTTTAACAATTCAGATAATCTAACAGTTAACTCTTGCTGTTCATCAGCATCATCAAACATACGATTTAATTTCTCCATGTGAGAGGATATATTTTTTAAATTAATATAGTCGACACAGACATTGACATATAAATTAATCTCATCAGCACTTAAGTCTGGCTTGTCCCAAGTGGCCCTAATAAATTCAGCTTCAAACAAATTTTGGTCTTCTTTTTTGTGATAGTTATTTATGATTTGAGTAAATCGTGGAGATTTTAAAAATTTAAGCAAAGATTCTATAGATTTTCTCTCTAAAGTTTTAAGTTGCTTTTCTTTAAATTCATTATCGGTATATAAATTAACTAAGTACAAACATTCCTCAAAAGTCTTGGGCGACTGATAATTATTCTTCTCCTGCCTCCTCTCCTCCTTTTTTCTTTGTTTAACTGCATCTAAATATTGCCCAACTGACCTTTGATGTCTGTCTAACCTTTTAACTTTTGCATCAGGGAAAAGCAATTGAGCAATTTGAAAGCTAGACATTCCATCTGAAGCATATTGCTCAATAAAGTTTTTTTGCTCTTCATTCAATACAATTGGCTTGACTTCCTCATGTTTAGTAGTCTTGTATTTCATGTCTTGAGATGCGAGGTATGCCCTGACGGCTCTTCCTTGCTTAGATCTTCCATCTATTGTTCCATCCTTGAATGTTGCCCGAGTTAATTCTATTAAGTCTGGTATTTTATGGAAATTTTCGTCAATAAATTTCTTGTTTTCTTCGGTTAATCTCATTTAATTATATCCTTATCCTTGATAATCTTTAAGACTTTCTCTTTAAAAAATTTTCTCATGTTTTTAATTTGCTTATATCCAGCACTTCTACCTTTTTCAGTAGTTTTATAGCCCAACTTTTTAGCGACTTGATCTTCACTCATATTTTCAATAAAAAGCATGTTGTATATCTCGTAGTGCTTGCTAGATAATTGGTCCTTTAGGTGCTTGTCGATTTCCTCTACAGCTTTGTCTACCTGAAAGGATTCGCCCTTAAAAGCATTTGACTCGTACTCTTGAGCATCCAACCTCAGAGGAATTTTTACATCATGAGCATTCTTTTTGCTCTTGGTCCACTTTTTATATAATGGGCAAGTTGAATCTTGTGTTCCAGATTTAGTAAATGAACATAAATTTTCTCCAGCTATAGATGAGTCGAATGGGCAGCTAGAACACGGTTTGGCAAAGTTTAAATAATAATTGCGTAATATATTCTTAAACTGGTTAGTAATAATTTTATTAATCCAGGGCTTTAACTCTCTTTCTTGATCCCACTTATCCCATTTCTGATAAATGTGTACTCTAATAATTTGCTCAACGTCTTCAAATGATATCCATGGAATTGAGTCTAAGAACCACTTATTTTTACGTTTTTTAATTTCGGAATTAATTACATCAATTTTTTCCTCGTAGGTTATTTTTTTATTTTTTGGCATTTTTTCTGGGTCTGCCCCGTCTTTTTGGAGGGTTACCCTCAGTATTGCCAAGGTCAATGTTCTTAAATAAAGAACCTAAACTAAAAGAGCTATCCGTCGAGGTTTCAATTTCATATTCTAATCTTGACAAATCTGGCACTGCATAAATTTCTGTACCCTCTTCATCAAAATCAGATTCTATTCTCTCGGCCTGAGCTTTTCTAGGTGGGACCTTTTGTTTAGGTTTAGCTCTCTCTTCTCCAGATAGTGGATGTCCACAGTTAGAGCAAAACTTAGGCTTGGAAAATCTATATTCGTTTTTACTACCGCATTCTTGACAATATGTTGATAACATAATTAATTATAAATAATTATATACACAAATTCTATTTTAAATTAAATACCCACATATTATTTTAGATTGTTCAATTAAAAATTTAATATCCTTTTCTGTTGGTTTATTTATTTTGCCCGTACATTCTACATTAATGACACCAATAATATTCTTATTTAAAGTAATAATTGGAATAGAATATGCAGATTTAATACCTCTACTCTCAAACCAATTCCTTAACAGTGAATCTTTAATGCTTTTGATATCAGAAAATTGAAATAATTTGTTATTAATTACTTCTGATATAAATTGATTGAATGTACTTATTCTT